TTAAATCCCTTGCTCTTTTTTCTTAATTTCTTTTTTATTCCCTTCTTTTAATTGTATAAGTGCATCTTTTAGCCCATCTGGGATAGGAGCATTTAGCCTTGCAGCATTTTCTAGTACAGACAACCCTTCTATCCCAATGTAGAAATATATAACTAGAGTTCTAAATATCCAACCTTGTCCTAATAGTCTATCCACCATAACTGCTATAGATATAACTATAAGAATTGTAAATTTTTTTAATAGTCCCTTAAAACCTACATTAGAACTAAGTTCTTTCTCCTTTCCTGCACACCAAAGGCCAGTTATATAGTCTGCTGCCATAAAGTAAACCAGCACTTTCAGACCTATTTCCCATTCACCGAAACACCAGGTAAATATGCTCCCTGATACAGCCCCTATTACCCCTATGACTCCATTTTTTCCTGTAAAAATATCTTTGGAGTAGTTTATTAAATAGCTTAATAATTGATTCAAATTTATCCCTTCTTTCTTTAATTTAGACATAAAAAATAAGCCCTTTAAGGCTTAATCTTCTTCATTCATTCTGTTTTCTACTAATTGCTCTAGTGCTTCTACTGCTGTTTTTAATTCCTCTTCACCTTCTAATACTACAAAGCTTTCCTTTTTATTTGAATCTTTTAAATTTCCTTTTTCATCTACTGTGTCATAGGTATATGAAATCATTTTACCATTTCTATTATTTATTACTGCAAAACCTGTTAATAACTTCATTATGCTACCTCCTTTAATAATAAGTTTACTAAATCAAAATTCAATTCATCTTCATATATCTTTTCTAGTTCTTTATCTTTCTTATCTTCTTGTTCAAAATCTCTATCAAAACTTACAGAATCATCAATGCCTAAATCATAATTATCTGGTTGCTCTAACCTATCATATTCATATCCTTTCCTTTTTGCTTTTAGTTCCCAACTAAACTCTAAGCCCTCTGTTCCTTCGACTATAAAATAAGTTTTATGTTTTTCTTTAATCCAAACATCACCTTGACCGCATTTTTGTAAAAACACATGATATTCAATTTCTGTATTAACACATTCTTGAAATGTATCATCTATATAGATGATACATTCACCTTCTTTGTTTAGCTTACCACTTCCAATATCACCAAAGAAGTATTCCGCTGTTTCATATGCATTAATTAATCTTTCACCATAATTTTCAGTTTTCTGGAGTGCGTTTTTACTGCCACTGCAAGTGAAATTCTTATTTACATGTAGTGGAGTAAAAAATGAAGATTTACCAGTTGAAGCGTCATATTGAAAGCGTGCATTAGTTCCGCCAGTTCCATTTAACGAGAAATTATAAGCATTTAAGTTTAACCAATTATTGTACCCATTTATTGAAGGTTTAGCAGAGTCTCCTGTTTCAAAAGTTATTCTATTATAAACTTGTGCTTGCCCATACATTTCCATGTTTCCATAGAACCTAGTCCTAGCGTTAAACGCTGTATTTAATAAAAAGAAAACAGGAAATTGAGGAACATAACCTAATCTATTTTCTTTATCTAGAACTAGATAAGTAAAAGGCTGCCCTTTATTAGTTGCTCCGCCCATTGCTATATGTCGTCCATAGTTGTGCGATAAAAAGAGGCCTTCTTCCATGTCTCCAGTAGCTCCAAATGGGTTAAGACCAGATGTTAAATACCCTACGTTGTATTTATTACCACTAGGCGGCCTTGCTTCAAAGTATATACCGTTTCCTATCATAGAGGTATTATACCCCTCTTTATAACCTGTTGTAATTTGAGCCATTATTTTAAGTAGACCATCGACAGTACTTTCCATCACAGCATAGTCTTCTGCATTTATTATCTTTATACCAGCACCTCTAAAGATAGCGTTTAAACCATCAAAGGTGTAATTAGCACCATCTAACTCACCTTGGGCAGATGTCCAATCTGTATTAACTGTACCTTTTTCAAGCTTAATCCATTCTATAGATGAACTAGTTGCTCCAGAAGAAGGAAAATTATAGACTCTTAAAGTTTTAGGCTCTCTAGAATTTATTGTAGATGGTGTTGTAAATGTTGATTTATATAATCCTGTAGCTTCATCATAATCTAATGTAGTAACCTTGGTAGCGGAACCATTCGCCCATATTCCAAATTGTTGCCCATCATTAATATTGCCTTTTATAGCTATAGAATAAGTGGTATCTAATTCCCAGTCCTCTGTTAAATCGTAAGCTGCTATAAAATATTCTTCACTGCTTTGTTTTTCTTTTGACCTTCTTATTAGGTTTGCTACACCTAAGGTCACACCTGCTTTAGTAAAATTTATTTTAAATTCTTTGCCATCCCAAGTTATCATATCTGCAAGATTAAATTGAGAATTGTTTAAGTTTATCCACGTATTTCCATCCTCTGCTTGTAGAATACCCGTTCTAACCATATCGGCAGTAACTATATTAGCTGCTACAAGCATAGCTACTATGGAATTATCGGCAGTTACAGCGGTTGAAGGAGGATTGTTTAGTCCATCAGGGTAGTATGCAAAACCACCTATTCCCCATTTCCACACCTTTTTAGCCTTAGATATATCCACATTATCGGCAATATAAAAGGCGTCTCCTTCAACAATTGCATGCCCTCCAAGCATATTAGCCATTAGTTGCATAGCATTGAGTTGTGCCTGTTCTACAGAAGTAAGCTTGTCTTCAACTTCTATTCTATTATTCTCAATCTTTTGCACTACATTAGCTATTTTTTTACTTGTAGATCCTTTATATCCTTTGTTTATTTCTGATTTTGCCTTAGCTTCCATACTACCTTTCATTCCATACCTATAAGTTGAGCTAGTTATTATAGTGTCGAATATATTGCCATCTACATCAATGTGTCTTACCATGTCCCCAGCTTCAATGGCAGGATTACCTTGCCATTTACTAACTGTGTAAGGGTTAAATTTAATTTCTTTAATTTTGTTTAATATGGCAGGTAAAACTTTACTATAATCTTGCTGTAATAAAGGATTTTCAGTCAAATCTATAGCATAATCATCTGTGCCAGTTAGATATGTTTTCTCGTCGCTTTCTTTAAACATAACCCCTGTGATAGCTATTTGTTCATCAGAAGGTTTGAAATCATCCCTATTCATAGGTCCTAGTTCTAACCCTGCAGGCTCGTACCATTTCAGTGCAACTTTCCCATCACGTGTTATCTTAGCGAAAGATCCACTTAATTGGGCTACAAACCCTAAAATATCCCTACAACTAAAATCACCTTCTGGCCTATTCTTTATTAATAGGTCTTTGTGTAAAAAACTATGTGTAGCAGGTAGTAGATTGCAAATAGTGCATATATCTACGTATATTTGATACAAGGTTGCTGGATAACTTAGTTTAGAGTAACTATATGGCCTATCCATTTTAATCATGTTATCCATAGCCTTCAACTCAATTGTGCTTCTAAATCTAGATTGAGTATCTACATTGAATATGCCAAGCGGAATAGGTTCAGACCAGTCCTCAACAGCAGGTCGCCAGTCGGTAGCTGTATCTCCTTTTTCTAGTTTAGGTTTTTTATATTCAACAATATTGGAATTAATCTCACCCGCTTTACCGTTTTGAATATTTACATCAATATATTTCATTTTTTCAGTTAAGGTGACAACTACACTTGAATATCCTTCACTATTTTCGGATATAACATTACCTGTTATAATTGTTTTGTCACTATAATTATCGTCTGAATAGAAAGTTAACCTTGCAACAGCACCTACATCCACATTTGTTTTTAAATATAATCTATATACAATAGTATCACCAACTTGTAGACCAAAATCTTCTATAGGATTTAAAGCTTTAGGATATTCATTTAACCTATTAAACCATGTACCAGTATCTATGCTTTGGTACTTATCGGTTGTTCTTTTTAACAAATTTCTTCCCTCATCATCTTCCGTCAACATCACATATGGTTTTATTTTAGCTCCTGTAAAATCAATATCACTATAGTCATCTTCCCATGGAGTAGCGTATTCTCCAGATTCAATTTTTAATCCATTTATCCAAACTCTAGAGTCTACCTCTCTTGATATAAAATGCAGATCCATTTCTAATGACTTCTCATAAGTTTCAAAAGTTATTTCAAAGTATTGCCACTCACTTGTTGCTTTTACTGTATAAGCATATGTTCCTACTCTTCCATTGTTGTCGTACATAATAGGATGAATTGTACAGTTTGTAGGAGTGTCAGTCCTTAGTTTATACCATAAAGAAATAGTGATTTTTTCTTTTTCTCCAACAGGTATTCTTTCACAATATCCTCCCCAAGAATCAGTTATATAAAAACTTGTAGGGCTAATTTTTACTTCTTTATCATTTGTCCTATCAATGGCTCTTTGATTTGGTTTAAATAAATTTCCTCCACCTGTTCTATTCAATATCTTCAAACTCAAGTCACTAGCAACTGTTCCTCCAATAGTAAAGTCTTCCCCAGGCTGTGTTTTTTCCGTTACAGACATTCCACCTAGTGATATATCTTTATCATCTAAATGTAATGTACCTTTTTCATGTTTAATGTCAACTTTAGTTTCCCATACTCTATCTAACTCTTTTACTTTTTCTTTGTAAGTATCATTTGTAGGATACAATTTATCACCTCCTTAATATTCGATTAAGTTAAATGAAACATCCCATCTTACATCATCTTTCTTCCAATATCTCGCTATAGATACATCCCTATCTCCTACATACATTCTTTTAGTTTTAATACCCCCTGTAGTGAAAATTGTCGCATTTACAGCAGATGGTTTAACTGCATTCAAAATTCTATCAGCATCTGCACTTTTTATAGCTTTCCATTCAAGTTCAACCTTATAAACTCCTTGACGTATACGATCTCTTTGTAAATATCCTGCTTCATTCCTGCCTGCATCACTACTATCTAAATCAGATTGTGGTATTTTATAGCTTGATGGTGTAGGTAAGTCTACACCATTTATAGATATCATAGTCATACCTACACCTCCTATATTTCTATTATTGATTCACCGCTAGAACGGGATTTTCTGTTTATCTCTGATGCAACTTTTTCAGCCAAGGTGTCTTCTCCAATTTTTACAGTCAAATAAACATCTCCACTGCCATTACTGCCACTTTCACTTACTGCTACTTGTATCATATCCATCAAATCATCCAAAGGAGAAACTACTTCACGCCCTCCAGGGTTATCTCCAACAAGTGCTAGCATTTCACCGTTTGTGATTCCACCTTTAGCTAAAGCTGGTATGCTTGCCAATCCTCCAGCTACAAAAGGTATAGAAGCAGGAAACGTTAAAGCTATAGTTCCAGCTGCTACAACTGCTCCAGCTACTATAGCAGTCTTTGCGACAGTCCCTTTATTCTCTGAAAACCAACCTTTTAGTTTTCCGCCTGTTGAAGAAGCAAAACTCCTTATATTACTCCAAGCAGTTGAAAGTGCACTTGCTATATTGCTTACAAAACTTCTACCCCAATCAGCAGACATTCTTAGTAATCCACTTGCCCATGACTGCATTGCAGGCCTTGTTGATCTAAAGAAAGAATTAAAATTCCTAATTCCTGCATTTAATCCACTTCCTAAGTTTCTAGCTAAAGCCATACTAGCTCCAGCTGCAACAATTCCTATATTTCTACCAAATGAAAGCATTGACCTTTGCATTGCAGATAATCCTGCATTTTGATTTCGTCCAGAGGTTGTTACTCCTCTTGCTGCATTAGCTGCCATAACTGTCGCTATGCCCGCAGAAATAACACCCATATTTTGCCTATGAGTTTGATAATTAGCTCCAATAACGCCCCATGTAGTAGCCAATCTTTGTTGCATAGTAGCAGTTTCAGATTTAACACGTTCATTCATTTGCTGCCATTGAGTAGCTACATTAGTTTTTAATTCTCCAGTTTTAACTTTTATATTTTCATATGCGCCTGATGTTAAAGCTTTTACTGTCTCTAGTGATAAGTCGTATTCTTCATGTAATAACGGTGGAAAAACTAATTGTGGTATTGGCGGAGGATCTAGTCCCCAATCTGGATTATAAACTGGTGCAGGTATTGGAGGGAATACAGGTACTGGTACCAATGGAGGTACTAAACCCCAGTCTGGGTTATATACAGGGTTAGGAAGTTCCGCAAATATTGGAGCAGGTACTTTAATTGGTATTTCTAAAGTTTGTTTTAATTTCTTCCATTTGTTCATAAACCAAGTGAAAAAATCATCAAATATACTCTTCATATCATCAGCTGTCTTTTTGGTTTTCATTGTATTTTCCATATTCCCTACCATATTGTTTATGCCATCATCAAAGCCACCTAGTCCGCCTGGGCCTTTTCCTCCACCCGATCCTGAACCTCCTGGACTTTTTCCACCATTAATATTATCAACTAAGTTTTTTTGTAATATATTTAACTCGTCGAATGGAGCCAAAGCTTTTTTGGCAGCCTTAGCCGCTTTATCAATTCCTTTGCCTAAATCCTTTTCACCTTTAGCAGCTTTCCCACCTGTTTTACCAATATCTTTGTTTATTTTTGGTATATCTAGCATTGGTCCCATTTCTTTCTCATCTGGCATAGAAGTATTAGATTTTGTATCCACAGACACCTCTTTGCCCGTTATCATAGTGTAAATTTCGCCTATACTTTTAGCTATTTTTATTAGTAAATCTAAAACTTTAATTAATCCTTTAACCAGAGGTAATATAACTACCTGTAATCCTTTTCCAACTATCCCCATAAACTCTTGCCATTTTTCACCTAGAATCTTAACACTATGGGCCCAGTTCCAATTATTACGTGCAAAGTCTCCTTGTGCATCTCCTGTTGCTGCCATAAGGTACTGATATCTTATCATCACTTGTTCGGCCTGAGACATCTCTTGCCAACTTTTCTTAATACCTTGGCTTAGTGCAAATGCTTCAAGATTAGCTATATTCATATTTATTCCTAGTTGTTTCATAGGCATTGGCATGCCGCTCATGGCCGACATCATTTTTTGAAACATTTCATCTGATTCTAAATTATAGAAAGATGCCATATCTGCAGTTAAAAGTGCCAAGTCCTTAGACATTTGCCTTACTGCGTCGCCTTGTATTCCGCTAGATTTCATCATTGCTCCCAAATAAGATGCATATTTTTTAGCAGTTAATTCTCCCATACCATGACTTTCAATTAAACCTTTAGAGAAATTGTCTATATCTTTAGCCATAGATCCAAATACAGTATCCGTTACGTTTTGAATTTCTTCTATATCGGAAGATACTTTTATAGCTTGTTTTCCAAAGTTCACGAGTGCAGCTGTTCCTAGTGTTATTCCTGTTAATTTACCTATAGTGCTCAATCCAGTACTAAGGGTGGATTGAAAGCCTTTAAATTGTTTTTGGGTTTTATCCATTTCTTGTTTTATCTGACTAAAATCAGCACCGCCACGAACTATAAAATTTGATTTACTCAATAATTCTCACCTCCTGTTTTGAGGCATTAAAAAAGCACCTACCTTTTGTAGATGCTTTGAAACTGTATTTTACATTGAATTTAGTACTGTTCCTAATATTAAATTAAGTATAAAAAAAGCTACAATACTTGAAAGTAGAAATATAATATCATCTTTAACTTTATTTTTCTTTATTAGATTACGAATCAAAGTTATAAGTGAAATAATTCCTATGATAATACTATCAAGTATCAATGCTGTGAATATGCTGTCAAATCGTACTCCTATAGTTAATACAAAAAATATGTCAAATATTATAAGTGCTATCCATAGCCATAGGTTTGTTTGTAGCTTTTTGTTTCTTTTTTTAATTTTATTTTCTTCCTTCTTAGTGTATAAGCCCCCTGCATCTGGCGAACCATATAGGCCCATCTAAATCCCTCCTTAAGGATACTTTATACCATTATAATATAAAATATCCTTAAGAATTACAAGTTTTCACATTCCCACCAAACATAGCATTTAAAGCCTTGACTTGTGCTAACATTTGTTCATCTGTCATAACCTTCTTTTCTTTTTCAACTTCTAACTCTAAATTATTTAATATTTTTTCTATTGGCACATCTTTAGCCCATACCCATCTGCTAGTTAAATATGCTTGCATAATTAGGTTTTTTTCTTCTTCTTTCTTTCTCCTAGAATAGCCTTTAGCCGCCATATTCAGTTCATAAGGTGTCATTTTCCAGAATTCACTCATAGGAATACCAATAAAGGTAGCGAGTTCTATAGCACCTTCAATCGTGAAAGGTTCTTTCTCACTACCTTCTACTTGTTTTTTTCTTTTGTTTCACCTGTTTCCTCTCCTGTTTTAAATACACTATTTAATGCTTCCCACATAATTTTAGTTGCTTCCATAAGACTTGAGTGTTCATCTATTAACTCCATTACCTTATCAGGTGTTAGGTCTTTATCTTCATGTTGTAATCCAGCCCACATTATAACAGAATACTCCTCCATTGATAACGCTCCAGTTTGCATTGCTTCTATTTCTGCGATTGGTTTTTTAAACTTCTTTTCTATTAAACTAAGTGCTTTCATTCCATATTTAAAATTTCTCACCTTATCTAATTCTATTGGATAATAACTCATTATATAATTACCTCCTTATTACCTTCCTTTTGTAATTCTTCATTTATTTGTTTAACAACCGTCTCAGCTATTTTTTGACCATCTATAGTAATGTTTAATTCAACGTTTCCTTTATCTTGTTCTTTATCAGAATTCAGGGTTTCTGGTATAAATTCTAATTTAATTATAGGCATCTCATCTACGCCTATGCTATAATTTACATTCTGTACTCCTTTAACCTCATTGCCATCAATAAAAACTCTTGCTGTTCTAAAATCCTTTTGTTCTATTCTTACATCATTGCCTGCCATTTTCTAATCCTCCTTTATATATAAAAAATAAAGGCCAGATTTTACTCTAGCCCTTATACTGTTGTTCCTACAGTAAGGGTTGGTTTTCCACTAACCTTAATAGTAGCTTTAAAACCTATTGTTCCATCTACATCTACGTCTCCAACTCCAAAACCTGTTACAACTCCCTTAAAACTCCATTCTGCTTTTGGAGTAGTAGGAAATACAATTTTATAATCTTCTGCTTCTCCGTTATCTAATGAGTCCTGTAAAGCTACCTGTCCAGATGATGTGTCAGAATCAAAAAAGCCCTCTATTGGAACTTCCCCACCATCTTTAAAACTGCCTATATATTCTTTGTATCCACCTTCACTATCTAAGGTGGTTACATCAATATCATCAGCTGTAATTTCAATTCCGCCAATAGAAGTTAATCCACCTATTTCGGAATCGCTTTTTAGCAATTTAGTACCTAATGCTCTTGTTGCTTTACCCATTATTCTACCTCCTCAAAATAAATTGTAAAATCTATAATCCCTCTGTTTACTTTAAGCTCATGTTCGTAAACTTCATGTACATTATTTATGTCTATATCTTCAATATAAAATCCATCTAATTGCTTTTGTGGTAATGAAATTAATAAATCCTCAACTTTTTTAGTTAAGGATTTCATATCTTTGTATTTATTTGCCATAATTGAAAACATGAAAGAAAGATACTCTTTATTCGTAAATCCTTCAAGAGTTTTTATCTTTTTAGTAGTAATCCTTGTATAAACTAAATAAGGCTTTGTATGCCCTTCTGGTGCGTTTGTGGGGTATATCTCATTTTCAAGTTCAGGAATGTTATTTTCTATTAGGTTTCTTAATGCTACTTCCATTATTTTGGCTCCTTAAAGGTAGTTATATAGATATTTGTTATGCCAGTAGGTTTTCGTTCTATATTTTCACCATCTAATGTAGACCTGTCAATTTCTTCTACTTCATTTGCTATAGAAAAATCTTGTACCTCATCTACATAGTCAATAAAATCATTCAATATCTTTTTTATTCTTTCTTTATCCATCTATTTCACCTCTTCAAATTTACATCTATCGTCAGGGACCCAACTAGTAGTTTCCCACCCATCACTAGTAAGCGCGGGTATGTTTTTCGCCACATCTTAGGCCCAATTTAATTCCACTATTTTTTTAATGGGCACAATAGGCACTCTGTAGGCTTTTTATCTACTAATACCTTGTGGATTTTCATCTTACTTCAACCCCGCTTTCGCTATTTCAGCATCTATTTTCTTTTGCATTTCTGATACTATAGTTCTTTCTACATTGCCAGTATTATTTGCTAAGCTGTCATGAATGAATCTATATCCAGGAATATATCTGCCATTTTTAGCAAAAAATCCATATTCTTGCGATACTGGATAGTAGCCTGTAATTTTCCCATCCTTATTAGGTTTTTGAAATATAAAATTATACTTTTCATCAAATACTACTTGATATACTTTTTTACCCTTTACTCTAGCACGTTCACCTTTTAGCTTCATACCTTTGCTTAAAGCTCCAGTATCATAAGGTGCAGTTGCCCTGGATTCTTTTAAAACTGTATTCATAGCTTTTCTTGAACTAGATGTTACATGTTTTTGTGGTACTTTCCCTAGTTTTTCTAAATCATTTATGAGTTTGTCCATACCTTCTACTTTGAAATTAAAATTAGTCATTAGCCCACAACCTTATTAACCAATGTTTGACATTCAAATAAAATGAGTAAAATATAAACACTCCTATTATTGAATCTACAATACTTGGTTGAACTTCTCCATAGTAATATAATTCTAAACCTTGCCATATAGCAATGAATAAAGCATAGACTCCTAATGTTGCAAAAAATAAAAATAGTTTAGCTTTTACTTTCTTATTCAATCTTTTACCCACCATCTTCACCACCAATTAATCTACCATCAACATATAGTCCATATTCTCCACCGCATTTACATTTAGCTTTATTGTCATAAACTTCCCAATTTTCGTTACTTTTCTTCTTGTCTTTTTCTTGTTTTGCTCCACATTTTATACATTTATTTTCTATTTTCATCTTATTTCACCAACCTACAATAACACAATAATTCTCTATTCAAAGATTTTACATTTACAGGCGGACCTATAATCTCATATATTTCATTACCATGTCTTATTCTCATTTCAGAGGTTATTCCAGGAATATATCTCATATTAAATTTAACTTCTACTTTACTATCAGTAGTTAAAGCTGTGAAAAATTCATTGCCAAGTAGTGGATCTTTACTGGCCCATATACCTGCCTTAAACACTTCCCATTCATCTAAAAGTTCTCCATATTTATCTCTACCTTTTACTTGCTGTAAAAAGTCTATTTTGTGTCGATAATCTCTCATATTGTATCACCTACTGTATACTCGACTGATAATGTCAAATGAGTTTTAAGACTTGTGTAGGATTGTTGAAATCTTTCTGCCATATTTACATCATCATATCCAAAATTAGCTTTACAATATAAAATTATAGCCCTTTTAATTAAAGGATCTGTATCTAGGACCTTATCTTTATTAACTCCACTAAGGATTAAATCTGCTTTAGCTGCGTCAATTAAATCTAATACTTCTATATCTAAATCACTACCATTAACTCTTAATGAGTTCTTAACTTCTTCTATCATTATTCTTCACCAACTTCACATGAATAAGGCATTAATACAATTTCTAGTCCTGTTTTCTTTTCTTCTGATTTAACCAGGTCAGATAATAATTCAAATTCTTCTTTTGTTAATCTCCTATTTGCTTTAAATATTATAGCTTTATCAGTTTCTTTGATTTTAGTTGCTTTTTTCTTAGCCATTATCACACCTCCTTATACAAAGAAAATAAGAGAGGTCAGCCCTCTCTTATTAAACAGCTGCACCTTTCTTAGTGATTGTTACTAATGAATTTTCATCTACTACTTTTCCATCTACAAGCATTAGAGCCTTAGTTACTTGATCATCTGTATCATTATCTTCGTATTTCTTAACAGTTATATTGTAGTTTGTATTAAGCACATAATCTTTAAAATTGAATAAAAATGCTACAACTGCATCTGATTCGATAGTAGAGCCAAGGCTTGTCATATAGTCATTCAATACTACAGTTCTACCTAACAATGTTCTTTCAGGTCTACCATTTATACCATAATTAACTCTTGCAATAGGTTGTTTATTGCTATCTACCATACCTATAAACTTCATAAATGTCTTTTTAGTCATACACCATACTGCTTCTGATTCATAAGCAAGTGGTAAAGCTGCTTCTGCTTCAACTAAAGTTTTATAATCAACATCAGCGCTTGCTCCAATCTCTATATTTTGTCCATTTGGAGCAGTTTTACTTAATATGCCTGTAGGTTGTCCTTCACCTGTACCCGATATAATAGCTTGTTCTAATGCTTTTGTCATAGCTTCAGCAATATTATTTATTATAGTTGTTTCAAATACACCTAGTGTTACTATGCTAGTTTCAAATGATACTGATACTGCACATCTTAACTTGTAGTAATTGAATACCACATTACCTGTAGTTTTCTTTTGTTTGGCTGAACCTTTACCTTCTGCTGTCCAAGTTGCTACTGGTTTTACGGTTGATGTAGGAATTGCTAATCCACCTTTGTAAGATGTTCTAGTTACTAAAGGTAAAATCATTCCTGTTGCTTCTAGTTTTTCAACTATTTTCTCTAATATTGTTGTAGGAATTACAGAGCCAACATCACTTGTCGTTGTGTTTTGGTCTGCATTTAGAAATCTCTCAGGAATCGGAGTTCCCTTCACTACGTTATTCATAAAAGCTTTTCTGTATTCTACAGTATTGTATATGTCTGTTTCGGTTGCTACTGGATTTTTTTCTAACGAATCTATTACAGTGCCGTCAACTGAATTATTTCCTAATTCAGCAATATTTACTGGTTTAGGGTCAGTGTTTAGTGCATTTAAATTTGCTTGTGCTTTTGAAAAATCTTCCCATTGATTATCTAGCTTTTCTGCTTCTTTCATTTTTGCATTTGCTTCTTCAATTTTACCTTCATTGATTAAGTTTTGAGCCTCGTTTAATAGTCCTTGTCTTTTAGCTAAATATTCTTTTTTATTCATTAATCATCTCTCCTTTTAATTTTAATAAATCTAATTGTGCCTTAGTTTTTTGCAATAAAAAATCCGACTCATTGCTATTTGCATTGTTCGGATTCTTAATCGTGTTTCTTATTTTCTCAATAGTTTTATATGGTATGCCACTACCAAAATTATTATAAAAACCTTTTATAGATTGGCTTTGATTATCAAACATTACTTCATCTACAAATTTATTTTTTACTGCGTCTTCTGCTGACATCCAAGTTTCTTGATCCATTAATGATAATAATTCTTTGTCTGATAACCCTGTTTTCTCTTTGTATGCATTCGCTATGGATTGATTAGCAATTTTTAATACATCTGATGTTTTATCCATAACATTATAATCACCTCTAGCTCCACCAGATACATTGTGTATCATAAACAATCCAGTAGGAGTAATTCTACTTTTACCAGCCATGGATATTACACTTGCTGCACTCGCCGCTAATCCTACAATATTAATTATCACATTTCCTTTATAATTCCTAAGTGCTGTATATATTTCTGATCCAGCAAATATATCTCCACCACCACTGTTTATTTCAACTTCTATATCTTCTCCTTTTGCTTCACTTAAAGCTCTATTAATGTCTTTTGGACTAGTAGCTTCTATCCCTAACCAATCATATATCCATTTGTCACCACTTGAAACAATATCCCCTTTTACATTAATCTTCTTCGTCACTATTTCCACCTCATTCCTTTATTGGAGCTGTATCAAGTCTTCTCACTGCTATGTCTCCACCCTCTATTGGTGCTAGATTCATAATTTTTCTTACTTCATTTGGTGTCATCATTCCTCTATCTACGAACTGTACTAGTTCTAATTTTGTTTTCATAGAAGCATATTGAAGGCTTGAAGCTTCAAATATTATTTTATTTCCAAACCCTCTTTCTCTCCTAGAGAATAGCTTTCTAGTGTACTCATTACTCATTTGCATTGCATCAGGTTCAATCCTGGATTCATAATAACTTATCCATTCATTCTCATCATAGCTTGATTGAACAATTTTTTTATTTGTATTAAAGAATGAATATATTCTATCAGTAGTCCTATCGGTTTGTGCAGCATTAGGCACATAATCCTTAGGCTCAACTTGTATTGCGTCTGCTTTAGCGTCTGTTGCAGCAGCTCCAACTGTACTACTTTCCAAAGATAAATAATTGTTAACAAATTCCTCTGTATTTTTCTTGATGTCCTCAGGTCTCAAAGTTTGATTATATTTAAGCAACCATTTAACAATATTACTATTTTTTATAGCTTTTATTATCCCTTGATCTGTTGTAGAAACTATATTCATAAGACTAGTTAGAGCTTTTCCAGGAGGTTCTCCAAATATATCATTATCGTTATAATCATCTCTAAGATGTATTATTTCTGTATAAGGGAACGTTGCTACTTTGCCATTTTGAAAATAGAATTTTAAAAATAAATCTCCTATTTGATTATATAGTGCTTCAACTGTCATACAAGGAATAGGATATAATTCAATCGGATATCCATTACTATCTTTGATTATTAAAATAAAAGCATTATTATTTAATGCTAATTGTGTTGCTACTTTCTCCTGGAGCATTTGCCCCGACATATAAGGATTAGGGTCCTCTAATAAAAATCTTATATATGGCTCTGGATTAATCTTGATTCCATCTTTATCATTTCTAATATGTTTAGGGGTTAGTTTTCCTATCGCCTTTACTCTTGGTCTTATACAAGCTCTTACTATATCACTTTCATAAAGTTTACCATTCCAAGAATAAAAGCCATTACCTCTATCTACTATCATTTTATATCTTGCTACCTGTGCAACATTCTTAAACTTATCAAATAAGCCCAATAAATCACCTCCCTTATAACCAATAACATTAAATTAAATTAAATCATTTTTACCTCTTCTTTCTCATTAATAACAACTGCTGTTATTAAGTCTGGATTTAAAATGAGATGTTTTGTTTTTTCTGAATTATAGATTCCGGTTCTCCCATTCATGTAATCTACTTGTACATCACCATCAGCTTTTATCTTTCTATCTCCTATTATTACTATCATTTATTAACCCTCCTAAATCATATTAATATAATCCTCATAGTGTCTTTCTAATGCTACATAGGCATCTAATAAACTTGCCAAGCCATCTATACGCCTTCTACTATTACTAGTTTTTACAGGCTGTATATTATCATTTTTATCTATGTCTACAGACGTATTGCTCAAACACCATTTTAAAATAGGATTATTATTGTAATTAATCCTTTTACTTTCTAGATCGGCTCCTAATGATTTCATTGGGCCACTTAAAGTCTTTTTCCCTTGTATGACTGATTCCATTCCATCTTTGCCAAAATAAGACTTCATTTCCTCTACATAATATTCAGCAGACCAATGATCATATCCATGCCAAGGAATGTAAATGTCGTATTCATTTTGTATTTCTAAGAACCACTGCGTAACATATTTATAATGAATTTTATTGCCTGGAGTAGTTCTTAATAACCCCATGTCTCTCCACTTATCATAAGGAATTTTATCTTCTTGCACTCTTTTTTCTAATAAGTCTTCAGGTAACCAATACATTTGTTTAACATAAATTGTATTGTCCCCTGGTACCATAAATATAACAGTTCCACAAGTAAGGTCCGTTGTTGAAGATAAATCAGAACCCCCTATGCCATATCTAGGTTTTAGTTTTTCTAAATCATAAGTAGCTGGATTATTTAACTGTTCAAATGTTAACCATGCCTCATGGGTTGTTTCTCTAATATTAAAATCCTTGCATAGTAGATTTTTTACTAGCAAGGGATTAGCTTTAGCTTTATTAACCTTATTCCTTAATTGGTCTATTTTTTTAATAGTTCCTAGTCCTGGATTAGGTTGATACCAACATTCTTCATCTATCCAGTCTTTCCTATTGTCTAATTCATAAATAATAGGAAGGAGTCTTTCATTCTTATATCCTTCTGGATCTTCATATCCGTTTATTACTCTTTCAGCTTCATCATATTTTATGTCAAATACTGATTCTCTTACTGTACCAGCTGTAGTAGTGATAAAAATTAAAGGCTCATCTCTTGCAGATGTACCATCAACTATAACATCATATAAGTTTACATCTTTCCATGCATGTATTTCATCCAGTAGTGCACAATGCACATTTAAACCATCTAAACTATCTGAATCCCTGCCTAGAGGTTTAAAAAAAGAATCGTTAAAATCACTATTTATTTCAGCTACTAAAGTTTTTATCCTCTTTCGCAGTGAAGGTGATTTTTTAACCATTCTTTTAGCTTCTAACCATATTATTTTTGCCTGGTCTTTTTTAGTTGCACAAGCATATACTTCAGCTCCAGGTTCTCCATCTGCCATTTGCATATATAAACCAATAGCAGCTGCTAAAGTAGATTTACCGTTTTTTCTACCCACCACTAATATTACTTCTTGGTACTTTCTAGTGCCATCTATTTTATGAACCATTCCAAAAGTTGCAGCTACAAGGGCCTTTTGCCATAATTCTAATATGAATGGCTTTCCACCCATTTTACCTTTAGAATGTCTTGTGTAGTTCTCTATAAATTCTATTGCATGATTACCTTTAACTGGATCATACTCCCACTCACTTTTAGGATCATTTACAATCCTAACTAGTTCATTGTAGACTTTATGAACCTTCTTAGGAGTTCTTCTTCTATTTTTTCTATTAAGGTTTATCCAATTCCAATATTCCAGGATTGGATTGTAGTCTTCTGGATATTGTATCTTTCTTACTGCACTCATTTCATCATCACGAAGTCTTCAAAGCCATCGTCTACTTCTTTTGCTTCCTCCTTAGGTAACAAGTCAGTCAATTGCCTTATTATAGCCATATGATTTTTTACCATAGTATTGTAGACTTCAACCTCAGGTGATTTTTTAGTGCCCCATTGATTAGCTCCGTTCTGGTATTCCGATATAACTCCTTCTTTATTTATAATTTCTTGTAAGTCTTCTAAAGTTACAGCCATAAAAGCGGCATTTTCTATAAGGGACTGAGTTGCTTTTTTTACATCAGGATCCATCTTTTTATAAATTCTCTTAAGTCGTCTTATTTCTTTTTTTATTTTTTCATCTTTAGTTAAGTCTTTTTTAGTTTTTTTATTTGCCACTAAAAATCACCTTCTTCCTGTATCCTTTTTTTAGACCACACCCCCTTAAGAAAACCTCTTGCGTGTTTTCTGTATATAGGCACATGGTATTCACGCAGCCGATTTCCCCTTTATTTATAGGGGGGGTATAGATGTCCAGTCCTTACCCTCTGATAAATCAATGCTAATGATATAATCTTTAATTTTATCCCTAGCATAATCAAAACATAAATCATTATTTCTTTGTCTTATATCCACATCTACATTATTTATTTCGTTAGTATGATTTACTATTGCCATTGCAACACATTCAATATCATAATCTTTCAACCCTAGTCAACTCCTTATTATTGAGATAATGTTTGAAGTTCAATCATTTTTAACGTAAACCTTCCTAGTGCTGCCTCAGTTTCCTTTTGAACATCCTCTCCATTGTCTTCTCTCTTATCTAAAATAAGTATCTCATCTATGGTGTCAGCAGTTTCTCTAAGTGTATCTCTAATCTTTTCTAAACCATTCTTTTCTTCCTTATCCATACCTATCAACTCCTTATTAAATCTCCATTACTATCAAATGTTACATCATCCCTGACTACATCATACTTACTCATGTGTTCCTTACTATGACAGCTCTGGCATAATAATTCTAGGTTGTCCCAGGATAAAGTAATGTAAGGATCATTGATATTCTCTGGTGTTAAATATATTTTATGATGAACTTCTTCTCCAGCTACATACTTGCCATTGGCTAGACATCTTTCACATAATCCATTTACAGATAAAATATAAGAAGCCCTGCACTCTTTCCATGCACGGCTTCCATAAAATTTTCTAGCGAATTCTCTTGCCATATTAATCACCTTCATATCGCCAAACATACCCACCAGCTGTTTTTCGCTTACCTTTACAATTTTCAACAATGCTAGATATTACCACTTGTGTTCGCCTACTAGCTTCTCTAATCGAATTATATTTATTAACAAAATTTCCTTCCTTATCATATTGAATTACTGGTTTAGATTTATTAGATATACTATTTATATTGGCATTTGTCTTTATATATCGTTTCACTTCTCCATCTACATATCTCCAGCAATACCCACCAGCACTGTTCCTTTGACCATTGCAATTCATTCCTATTCCTGATTTGCTTATTTTAGTTTCAGTTGATGCTTTTCCCAATGATGGATATACCTTAATTAATTCTCCTTCTAATGTATACTGTGCTACTTGCTTGCAATTTACTCTCCTACTTGCTTGTACCATCTTATCTAAATGTTCTTGTGTGGTTTTAGATTTGACTGTATTGGATATTTTTTGTTTTGTTTCTTCTGATAATACTTTACCACTATGTATCTTTGACATTTTTTCAATACTTTCTTTTGTATGTTTTCGTCCTTTTATAGCTTTTCTTATCTTGTCCTTGTGTTCTTTAGACAATTTATATCCAAGGGTGCCATCTCCACCTAATGTACTATTATATCCTTCTAAATAACTGTTATATTGTTTTATATATTTTTTCTCCGCTACATCTAATATTGTTTTTAATTCTTTCTTATTTTTACATTCGTACCTTTCTATTTCTTCTATTGTAAAGTTTTCTGTACCATGTTTTCTTATTGCATTTGCAAATGCATAATCATATCCTTTATTAATAGCATCGTCAAAATGATGATAAAGCCTTTGTTCTAATGGTTGAATGGTTTGTCCAATATAAACTTTATTATTTTTCTTGCAGGTTATTTTATAAATATATCCAGTTACCATTATACTCACCTCTAGTATAATTATAACATTTTTAAACCTGCTTGTCCACATCTTTCACATACACCAAACTTAGATTGCTTAAAAGCTTCTCTGCATTTAATCCATTCCTTACTGTTGTAGAACTTCTTTGCAAACTCTCTAGCCATTTATATCATTCTTTTTTCTTACCAAGACAAGAATTTAAAGTTACTAAACAACCTAATATGTAGCCAGCAAGACCCTGCCACTCTAATGGTATATCGTGATAGAATAAACATACAAAAATCATCAACATAGGCATAATTAATCTATACATTTATATCACCTCACTTAAAAACTGCATGAAAAAAGACACCCTATTGAGTGTCTTAAAAATATTATCATCTTCTCCTTTTGGTTCTCATTACCAACTCGCGACCAACAACTTCAGTAACCTTGTTTGATATTTCTTTGTTGTTTTTAGCTATTACCTTTGCAATAGCTTCTGGTGTAATCTCTGTTCTTTTTAACATATCTAATATTTCTTGTTCTGTTAATCCTAAATACATACAATCCCCTCCTATGTTTTAGTATATTATAGCATTTTTGGGAAGGAAATAATACGCATGAAAAAAGAGCCTGAATCAAGGCTCTCAATCAATCTTGTGTTATCTTATTATGTTTATTGAATATTTAACACTTCCACTATATCCACCTAAATTAATTACTATATACCATTGTCCAGTCCTTGGTACAACTATGTCACATGGAGATACTTTAGCTAATCCCCCATAATAACTATACCTTCTGCCATTTCTAAAATTTTGATAATTTGAACTATCTAGTAAGATCACATTTGCCTGCTTATCTAGAGTAACTCTAACTATATCCCCTTTTTGTAAATACTCTTGAGAATAGTTATATTTCAAACCCATCACCCTCCTTCTTTCCTGCCTACTTCTACATAAATTTTCAATATCCTCTATGTATTTTTCGACAAGAAAAGACATGCCCTACAAAAGAGGTTATCCCACCGATTAATTGTATTTTCATTTTATCCCTCTTTTGAGTGTTTTTGCTGCTGCTATATTAGTTCTACACTCTTGTATTTCTAATTGATTTTCTAATTCATTATCTAATAGTCCTTCTAGCCTTCTTTCTTCATCTTCTATCAATCTATCTAAAAAACATCTAGGTAGCATACAGAATGTTTTTAACCCTGTATCGTTACCCCATACGCATTTATTACAATCCATAGTTATTCTCCTTTGTTATCATTTGCGAGTAAACCTAATATGTAAAAGGCAAGCCTAGCTTTTACACTAAACCTGCCTTTTAGGAGGAATACATTATTATTTTGTATTGCTTCTATATTTGTATTTTACTTATTGTCTAAATCTTAGCTGCCCCTCGCCGAACCTTGTTTCAGAGCAGCATTATCGGCAAAGTTGGCAAAGGCGTTGAGACTCGAACTCAAACCCTCGGTTTTGGAGACCGATATGCTACCATTACACCACGCCAATATGTCCGGGAGGTTGTTACCCCTCCCCAAAATTCTAGCTACACAACCTTTAAGCCTTGCTAGGTGGTGCAGTAATTGTGGTTACTGCGGCTTTTTAATTGGACTACATACTACCACAACTTATGCAGTCAAGGAGTTAATTTTAAATGATCTTTGGTATAGTCTGTTGTACTATCCTTATATGTTTTCTCTATACTATCATATTATCATGTTTAAAATAGCTTGTCAGTATAGTCTTAGTATACTATTCATTTATCGTTGAGGGGTTTCTTGCCGATATTTTTTTTATATATATTTCTGAATATCCTAATTCATCTGCTATTTCTATAAGTTTCTTTCCTTCCACATCTCTCATGTATGCTACTTTCTTGTCTAGCCCGTCCATATTTTCAATATTTTGTTTTATTTGCTCTTTAATCTTAGTTAATCTTTCTATAGTATTTTGATGTATATATATGTGATTATCTATCTTATTTATCATTTCTATAGCTGTAAAAAAGTCTATTTGGCTTGTATTTTGCACGTTTGGTTGACTATAGTCTATTCCTGTGATTTCCTGAGGACCATCTAATTTAGCTAGTTTTCTTATTGCTTCTTTTTGTACTTCATACGCTTTTAATCTCTCTTCCCAGATTTTTATTTCTTCACATAGGTCTCTGTATGATTTTATAGTGTCCAAACTATCCCCCCCTAATCGTTGTATATAATCCCATAGACGTGATATTTCTTCTCAAAATCTTCTTGTCCTATTTTGTGATACTCTGTATGATGTTCTCTACATAGGCACATCTTTCTATTTTCACTATCATCTACAGTCCTTCTGTCTCTCCCCATGCCTATTGCATCTACGTGATGCTCTTCTCCTTCTCTACCGCATACACAGCATTTCTTTTGCTCTAAACATATTCTTAAATAACTTTCTATATTTTCTAGTCCATCTATTGGATTTTCTTTAAGTGGTATTCCTGCTTCAAAGCATAATCTAATTAGAAATTCTATATAATTTCCTGCTAAATCTTTACTACAATTACTTAAACTAAAATCTTCATATTCTGTAGCTTTTATAAAACTTGCTTTAGTGGTTTCTTTAATATTCTCTTTATTATCTCCTGTATAAGTAGCTATATCTCTAAGTGTTCCGTATATTTTCTTTCTCTGTTCTGGAGTGATTTGCTTCATTCTTTCTATTTGCTCTTTTTCATCTATAAGTAAATCAACTGTTATTGGCTTATCCATGAAGTTGTATATATTTTTCATTACTTCTATGGTTTGTTTATCATTTATGGCCAATGTTATTTTCATACCTTTCTTTAAAGTTTTTATATTATCTATTTCACAATTAAACTCCACTAATATCCTTCCTCCTGCCTTCTATAGTTTTCTTTATGCTTCTTCATATAGGCTTGTTCGATCTCTTCTTCTGTAAAGCCTAAAAATCTTCCCAATATATTGATTGACATTCCTATTCCATCATAAAATACCGTATCTTCTTCTTTGTTCATACTTGTACCTAATAGTGAAACTCCCTCATATAGTTTTATAAATATTATTTCTATAAGGGATACCTTTGTACCGATTCCTATCACATAATTATATTCTTCGTCAGGCAAAAAGAACTTTTTAGGTAGCTTGTAATCCAGTTGATTCCCTATGGATAAATAAAAATGCCAAACATCCGCCAATTCATCTAATATCCTTTCCTTTGATTCGGGTCCTTTTGTGCTCCAATGCTTAAAACACCTTGTAGCATTTGCTAATTCTCCTATTTCAACTAACAAAGCTAAAATAGTTTGGTCTAATAACAAATCCTTATCTATTTCTTTACCTGTTCTTTTTACCTCATTCTCCAAAATAGTTTTGTCTAATTCTTCTTGTAGCTTATATAATTTATTTAATTTCATTTATTTTCATCCTTCCTATACAGAATATTCCTTATTTTCTTTATATAAATAATCTTCAAACTTATTAACTTACCATTTCATACAGTTTTATTTTAATTTCCTTTGGAATTACTTCTCCTATTGTTATAAACCCTTGACTTTCTGTTTCTTTTCTTCTGCTTAAAAACTTAATTAACTTCTTAACCCAGTTCATTATAGTTTTAAGCATTTTTATTCCCCCTATTTTTTTATATTAATCTATTCAGTATGTTCAACATAATTAAAACTATTATAAATAACCACCCTTGTATCTTTTCTAAGTTATCTTTTTTAAATATATTAATTAATCCACATATAAATATCGCTATAAGCTGCGCCGTCTCCATTTTTTATCCCTCCATCCCCTTTAAAGTCCTTAATCCTTGTTTATAGTCTTTTTTCCGACTCCTTTTGTATCTTTCAATACCTGTACTAGCTTAATCTTAAAATCTGCGTTGTTGCTTGCCTCCGCCCCGTCCTTGAATCCTTCTCTATATATACTCGATAGGAATATTTCCATATCTTGCCTGTCCATTTTCTTTACTGATTTATATATCTTTCTATTTAATATTTTTTTCATCTTTATTCCCCCAGATGAAACTCTATAAAATCTTTTAATACTGTTGTACCTAATTCACCTAGTTTATTTTCTTCTATATATTTTCTAAGACTGCTGTATAATCTTAATTCTTCATTCTTCTTAAATGTTTCTTCTATTTCTTTATTTATTTTACCTTTCATTCTTTTACCTCCTGTTATAGGAGAGGGTAGCTTGTACTGCTACCCTCATATTTAATGACTATATTTGTGTTAAACATACATTACATGAGCAACCAAAACATTCTTTGCTTTTGCCTTCTCTATCCATTTCTTCACATTCTTTCATATCTCTTTCCATAGCTCTTGTTAATTTAATGATCATATAACCCATTTCTTCTAGTTCATTTATCATTTCTAAAGTCTTATTATTCAATTTTGCTTTCTCTCCTTTTTTAAGATATTATTTCAAATCTATCTTCTATATCTTTTAAATTCTTTATCAGGTAACCTTTAATTCTTCTCATTGCTTCATTCTTCCAAACCCCACCATCTGCTTCAAATATAGCCGCCATTGGTCCACTCTGCATCCTAAATATAAATTTTGATTCTGGTTGCTCTATTTCAGGAAAAGTTCTATATGGAGCTAATAATACTGGATTAGGAACTTCCGCTTCTGCTACACTTGCCACTCCCGTTTTAATTGTTACCGCTTGACTTATTCCGTCGTCCCCTGTATCTTTTACAGCTTCATCTCTAATTAGTCCTGTAAACTTAAGTAGTATTTTTTTATGTTCATTGTCTGAAAAACCTGATTGCAACATGATATTAAATCTTTCTGTATCTATAAATTGATCGTATCTTATATTATTAGGCAATGCTGCTTCCACTCTTAAAATTTCCTGCCTGTTTTTATCCTTATCTAGTGGAGTAAGTAATTTTACCTCTTCAGGACTTACTACTTGAATTAATAATTTTCCTTGAATGTTATCAAAGTTACTTTTACAATAGTCAATTAAGCTTGTTAAATTGCTTACTCTCAGTGTTTCGACTTGTGGTAATTCCACTCTTTGTAGGTGTACCTTTGAAAATAGTCCTTTCTCTGTTTCTACTAATGCTTCCCTTTCATAACCTAAACTTATTAAATATTCCAAAGATTCTTTATTTAACATGTTCATCTCTCCTTTTTATTTTTATTATTTTATTAATTTTATTCCTTCAATGTCTACATCATCATCTTGTAGTATCTCTCCAGTTTCTTCATCGACCCTCATATGCTGTTGCCCTTTTAGCTGATTCTTATATTCACTCGCTACTATTCCCCCTTCCCCGTCTTTGTCTATGATAATCTTGGTTGCAACTGGCATGTTTGGTTGTAGCTTAGTTTTTACAACTATGTCAACCATGCTCAACTCTCTTTCTTCATCACTTTTAAATTTAAGTTCTAGTGTTAATGTTCTTTGCTTTATAGGGTCTGTATTTGGATCTGCTATATTTTCTAATACCTCTTTAAGCCCTATGTTGAATTTTTCTGCTAATGCTCCACCTGCAAATTTCTCTAAATCAAATATTTTTTCCATTTTATATAACCTCCTCTAACCCTTCTAAATAATCTAAAATTATTCCATTACTGGATTTAATTTCTTTCATATCCGCTATAGGAATAAGATTGAATCCTCTTTTACCTTTGTTTTCCTGCCACCTATCCCAATGGTCAATTACCTCTTCCCCTAATACAAAATATCTTTTATCTAAAGGCTTTATATAGCATAGTATAAACGTTACTTCTCCTACTTTTAAAGCTTGTCTCATGTACTCTATTTGATGGTCTGCTATATTCCTAAGTGGTAGGCCTCTTTCATCTTTTGTTTCCTTGCAATCAAAACTAATTGATATACCATGTCTGACTGTTCCTCTGAAATCTAGTGTGCTTTTCCCTTCTGGAAATGCTGATACTATCTGTTTCCCTCTTCTTATTACTTGCCAAGGGGTGCTTATTTTTTGGATTAATGCTATTCCTCTAGCCTTATATTGCCTATTTGCTATTCTCACCTCTTCTTCAAAAGCCTTTCCTTTGTTAGCCATCTTAAAGTTTTTAACCATTTTATTAATTCCTCCATCTTTTAAACATCTTTTTATAATACCTGTCCACTTTTTCTTCTAGATTTTCTGTATTATTTTCATATTCTTCTTTTTCTGTTTTAGTTAGCTCTATAGCTTGTCTTATACATTCATTTACTGTTAATCCTGTGCTTGTTGATACTTCTTCTATAGCTGTTATAAGCTCCTTTTGAAAGTTTGTCATATTTATCCCTCCTAAAAAGGTAAGTCCGCTTCATTTGCTTGGCTAAACCCTTCTATGTCATTATCTTGCTTTTTCCACTCTAAAAATTGAACTCTCTCTGCAACAACTTCTGTCACATACCTTCTAGTTCCGTCATTAGCTTCATAACTTCTTGTCTGTATCCTTCCTTGTACTGCTGTTAATGTGCCTTTATCTAAATAGTTAGCACAACTTTCTGCTTGTTTACCCCAAACCACTATATTTATAAAGTCCGCTGTAGGTTGTCCTTTAGACTCCATTTCTTGTCTTTTTTCTTTACTTAAATTCTTATCTATAGCTAATGTAAAGTTACATACTGCTAGTCCACTCTTTAAAAAATTTAATTCTGGTTCTTTCGTTAATCTCCCAATTAGTACACAATTATTCATTTAACATTCCTCCTTTAGACTCTCGTTATAATCCTCAATAATTTTAAAGAATTCACTTGCTTTTATTTCTTCCAATCCTTTTGGCGTTTTAAATTCATGCTCTGATTGAAGAGAACAATATACTTTATCGTCTACGGAGAATATCCTAGTTCTATGTCTCCCTACTATATTAAAATAAAATCCTAAAAGTGGTTTATGCAATACTTCCAAACTTAATTTTTCTAATATTCTTACCCATGCTTTATTAATTCTTGAATTTGCTCTAAATCGTCTTAACCCTTCGCCCTCATCTTTTTTAGTTAGTTGATTACCAAAATTCTTTATGTCATTTTCCGTTGGAATTATATATAAGTTACTTGTTGTAGGATAATAACTACTTGCTTCTATTCCATGTCTTTTTTTAAACTTTTTATATACTTCTCTTATCTTTTCGCTGTTTTCTTTATATAATAAATATTCTTCTTTTATTTTACTTTCATCTGTAACCTCATAAAACTTTTCCATTTTAATTTCCCTCCTTTATTTCTTCAGTTTCATATTTACAAGTTACTAATAATTTCTTTTATATCTGATACTACGTCTTTTAATTCTCTATTTGCATCTACTACATAATCGCATTTACATTTAGAGAATATTTCCCTATCTTTTGTTATTCTTTTCTTCATATCTCTTAGTGTTTCTTGTGAGGTTTTGTTGTTTTTAATATCTCTTATATATATTCTTTCTTGTCTAGTGAATTTATCTGCCATTAAAAATATTGTTATTATTTCAGCATCTTTTACACCGTTTCGCACTTGTTCAGCTCCACTAGGGTCTACTACATATATCGAAGTGCCTTTTCCTTGATACTGTTCTTTAGTTGCAAAATAATAATCTCCATATAATTCCTTAAAAGCTATCATGTCATCAATATCTATATATTTATAATTTTTATCTTTTACAGGATACATATTTTCAAAACCCACTAACGTTCTCTCTACAATCGCTTCTCCCCATTCACTACCTAGTTTCATAAATATATGTCCCCATTCTCCCTCATGCCTTTGTTTTCTTGTAGTGTAAGACTGTATTACGTTATATCCTTCTTTATATAATTCATATGCTACTGTTGTTTTGCCACTCCCAGATGGTCCTACCAAAAGTATTAATCTATCCATTCTCATCCCTCCTATTTATAAAGCGGTTCTAATATTTTCCCATTTTCTTTAAATTCTGTTAAACAATTTCTACAAAAGTATGTTTTAAAGCCTACTTTACCAATTTTATTTTTTTCGTTACAGCGTGGACACCTTGGACATTCTTCTATTTTTACTAAGTTTAAGTAATACGCTTTCTGTTTCACTCCTTCTGCACTTCTGCCCAACGTTCTCCCTATTTCTTCAAAAGATTTATTATTTATATTTTCTTTAAGAAACTTTATTTCTTTCCCTGCCCAAGCTTTTATTTTATTACTTTTGTTTTTACGTATATTCTCATTTTTCGCTTTGCTTATCACAGAACATGTACTTCTACTTAATGCTTTAGCTATTTCTTTATATGTCATTTGGTTTATATTTTCTTTTAAAAAGTTAAATTCTTCTTCTGTCCATGCCTCCCAAGTTGTCATTCTTATCCCTCCTTAATTTTGCTTTCTAAGCTCAGTACTTTCTTCCGATCTTGCAATTTCAAGTAATATTTTTCTCTTTTTTTGCGTGCTATTTCTTCAAGTTCCTTAGCTGTATACTTATCTGACCTCTGCTCAAAGTTATGAAATCTGGTTTTTTTAGCTGTCTTTACTTCTCTTATGTCCGCTATAGTAGGAGGGTATGGACTTTCAAGAATATGTTTTTTAACTGCTGCTAATCCGTCTTTCACATCCATATCTTTTAGACACTCGTACCAAAGACTAACTGTTGTTTTTGTAACCTCTTTCATATTTGGATATGCACTGTATACCATGCCTAAAAGTTTGATTACCTCGGATTCTGTCATATCAATCTTTCCTCCTTCGCTTTTGCTTCTCTATACATTTCTTCTAATTTAGAAAGATTATTATTTTGCTTAGGTTTGCTTCTTTTACCTCTTTGAAGTTCTAGAGTATCCCACTTTTCTCTCAATTTCCTAGGGCTTCTTATATTCGCACACCAAAAATTATCTTCTTGAGACCATCTAAATAGTTCTGCTATGTTTTTTGGAGTTCGTTTATCCAGCCTAATCATATAGTCAATATCTTTAGCCCATCTTTGTAGACTTTTAACATCATTCTTAGGTACTCTACTGTCAGGTTTAATCTTTAACATTTCATTTATCATGAACCTTGCTAATTGAATTTGAACACTATCTTTATCGAATTCTTTTTTAGTTGATTTATCATCCTTGCAACTTTGTTGCAACATGTCTTTATTAATACTGTTATTCTTATTATTGTTTTTATTAGTACTGTTTATATTAGTTTCCGAAAACGTCGTATCCGAAGAAACCGTATCCGATAATACCGTATCCGAAGATTTAGGACACGGTAAAAGCTTATATATGTTTTTACTAAACTTTCCCTCGTCTCTTTCTTTTAAAATTTCTATATAGCCCGTATCTTTTAATTCATTCAAATACTTATAAAATGTATCTTTACTCATACTTAACTCATAAGTTATTAGTTTTACGCTTGGAAACGCTGTATCTTTATTTCCTGCATACGAGCAAAGGTAAGAGTATAAGCCCTTTGCCTGTATGCTTATATCAGGGTTTTTCATTATATGCTTCGGTATAATTCCAAACCCGAAATCTTGTATCAATTTATTCAAGATATCACTCCTACTTAACTTTCTTTTGGCAACTCATACATAACAATCTTCCGTACTTTTTATTTGAATAATTAGCCACTCTACTATCTATTTGAGTCCCACATCCGCTGCAATGTAATGTCTGACCTTTTTCTCTGTTAGCTGCTTTAGGCTGTTGTCCTTCTTTTCCATGCATATTAGTTGCGTCACTATCCTTTGTATCATCTATAGCGAATAAACCGTTTAAAGCGTACTTCCTAGCGTATGAGCTTGTACTACCTGTGATTTGTGCTAGGTCCATACCCTTCTTAGTTTCATCTTCTCTTGCATAAGCTGTTGCAGATATACTGTCACCTTCTTCTATCCACAAGGTAGCTATAGCTCTAACGTAATACCTATCTCCTATCTGCACTATTTCATCATTTATAGTTAACGTAGCTTTATTTTCTTTCAATAGAGGTTTCAGTCCTTCTAAAATATCCTCACAACTTCTATAGCTATATTTCCCAAAGTTGTTGTATTGACTTTTTGGAGCTTTTAACTGGGATTGAATGTTTAAGAGCTTTTCATATATATTCATTATTTCTCCTCCTCAAAAGCTATTTTAAAAGCTTTTCTTAAAGTTTTTAAAAATTTTCTTAACTCATCATCTGACATTTTATTTCCGTCTGGTCCATGCCCTGGCAACATGCATCCACTCAATTCTTTTAAAAGTTCTTTTCTATTCATATTGTCTATGTCCATTATTCATCTTCCTTCTCTCTGGCTATATGTTCTCTTTCCACTTCTGCATCAAAAGCTATCTTTTCAGCCTTAGCCGCTTCTCTCAGCTCACTAGTGCTAGGATGATAACCGCTGTATAAGATTTTCATGTAATCTATATCTCTATTTCTCATTTACATTTCCTCCTCATCTTTACTTAAATCAAATACTTCTAATTTCTTATTTATTTCAACTGCTAATAACTTAGCTCCACACCTACACTTTAAAAATTGATTTTTCTTCATTTCTCCTACTTCTTTATAGCAACTAGGACATCTCATATTGCCACTTCCTCACAAACTTCTTTTATCTGGATTTGTACTATTTTTTTAAAAGTTTCGTATTCTAGTTCAGGTTTAATCTTTTTGTTCTTCCTTAGTTCTCTAATAAATTCTTGAGCTTCTATAACTGCTGTTCTCATGTTATTTTCATTTATGCTATATATTTCATTGAATATTAAAGTTAAAGCTTGTACAGGAGCAATAGAGACCTCATCTTCAACAATTACTAAATTATCTTTACGTCCTTTTTTCATTGCTTCCTTATATGTCTGTTCTGTAATTAGTTCCCACTCTTTTACCCCTTCATTTCTATTTGTATAAGCTTTTAATTTTAAATAAAATATTTGTCCTTCTATTAAAAACTGATAGTATCTACTCCATTTAAGTTTAAAACTTCTGTGTCTACCCATGTTTAAATCCCTCCAAATGTGTTATAATAACACTAATCAAAGTTTTTGCTTGACCTTTTTCAGATGGCAGTCTGAGAAGGTCTTTTTCTTTTTTAATAAACGGTTTGACACTTGTCCACCTCCTAATAGTGTTTTAATATATCATGAATTGTCAATCTTATTCTTTTTACTTTATCTGAGTTAATTGCACTAGATGTTCCAGGCGTTATATAGTCGTTTTTCAAAGTTTCCAACAGCCTTATACATAAATTTATATCTTCTATATATTCCCTCTTAACTAATTCAGCATTTATATTCATCTTCACATTCCTCCTTTATTTACTTTCGTCTGCTTCTACAAAGTTACTATATTCATCATCACATTCTTCGCATTTAACTTTGTAGTCATAATCATAATATTTGCAACAACAACATACTTTTTTCATCTTCACATTCCTCCTAATTATTTTCTTTTTTTAAATCTATAGCTAAACATACCAAGTAAGTTATACCTAATATAAAGGCTATTGCAGGACTTAAAGGACTAGCTACAAAGTTAGCCATTATTCTACCTCCCTGCTGTTTAACAAAATTGATACTGCTAAACTTACAATTGCTATAGTTGTAAAAGTAAATAGTAAAATTAACATTGTTTAAGCCTCCTTTTAATCTTGGTATCGTTCAAACCGATACCTAATAAGTCAATAATGCCTAACCCTCCTTTACTAAATTAACTCCACGTCCAAGAATAAATCTTACATAGTCCTTTAATTCTTCATTTTCATGTTTCAAACCCTCTACTTCCTCTTCTAAGGTCCTTACTTCCTTCAACAGCCTTTTCCTTTCAAGAGGGGATAACTTTCCTATTTCAGTCCCCTCTAGCTTTAAAACATCTTCTAGCCTAAATCTCTTACTAGGTAATCCTTTGACGGGAGGTATGACACCATCATCTACCCATCTGTTTACTGTTGTAGTAGATACTCGCCAACGTTCTGCAAGGTCCTTTGTAGTAAGCAGTTTATACATTTTTAAACCTCCCTTACTTAATAACCTTAAAATGTTTAGGTCGCCTAGGTTTAGGTTTTTCTAGTTTAACTGTTCTGCCATCATCTATGATAAAATCGTTACCTTTATCGTCCCTATAAACTGTATAGGTATCTAAACCCATTGTTTCTGCAAAATCGTCCATGAAAGTAGGTTCTCCATGTAAACGGTTATAGTCTGATATACACCTCGTGCTTGCAATAACAAAGAATGATATATCCCAGTTATGATATTCCCATAAAAATTCTAAAATTCTTTCGTCATTTCCTATAGGTCTATTAGAATCCAGTTTACTTATATAATCTCTCGTATAAAAATAATCTTTCATCTGATATTTGTCTCCGTCATAATCCTTTTCTATTGGAAACATATTTGTAAATTCCTTAGGGGTCAATACACTCATTAATGCTTTGACTCCTGATATGAAATTAAACTCATTTACTATTTCTTCCTCAATTAAATGTTCTCTTTTTGGTTTATTATTAATTGCCTTAACTCCATAAAAAACTGCCTTCTTAATAGCATCTGTGCTGTTGTCTTTGTAAGGGTCAAAATTTTTTACAGTTCGAATATATGCATTTAAATATAAGTCATATTTACTCATTCCCTAGAACCCCCTTTTCTTGTAGTAACAATCTGAATGTTTCTTTTCCCCTAGGTGTTATAAAGGTTTGGACCCCTGTAAAACCGTTAGGTGCTACAAAATCTTTCATTTCAAATAATTCTGGTGTATAGTCTGCACATGGCTTAGGCTTGTCCTTACTATCCCTATATATAAAGTTATTGTCTTCCAACCATTCCATGAAAAAATTTTGTTTAACCTTTAATTCTTTTGCGGTGTCTCGAAAATTAGTGAGTAAATTTCTTTCTACTAAATTGTCAAAGTAATCCGCCTTAGGTTTCATGACCTTCACACTTCTTTGCAAGTCTTTTACCATAGCTACTTTAGTTTCCTCTGATAATGTTGGGAAATATATGTCTATAAACTCCTCTTCCCTGCCTTCTACTACATAGCCACCAGTTTTCCTTATTGTTGGTAGGACTTCATCGAATACCCAACTTTCAAATTGTTCTGCCCGTGGTAACTCTGAGTGAGTGATTAATCTGTAAATATCACCTTCTTTTATGCAATTTGTTTTTTGTTTACCTCCCTTCGTAAGGACTGCGTGTTTCACTACCCCCTTACAATGACGTTTAATTGCATCGTGTGGATTTTTATATCCTAAAGCCTTCGCCACATCTATTGCTACTATATAAGGGCTGTTGTTAATTGTTACAGTCCTCAATTTCCCAAAGTTTTTGTTCTTGAAAATTTTTAAATCATTCATATTTTCTTCCTCCCCCCAATTCTATAATATAGAAGTCTAGCCCAAAAAAATCTGATTCACTTCTACACCTAAGATGTTTGCAATTTTTAAAATATTAGCATATGATGCGTTTCTTAACCTATTCACATCTGACTCATAATTAGATATACTTTTTAGCGTTAAGCCTGTCCGTTGGGCCAATCTTTCTTGGGTTAAATCATTTTCTAATCTCAATTGTCTTAAAGTTTTCTTGCACATTTTATCCACCCCCTCCACTATTTACTATTATATACTTCTACGAAATAGAAGTCAAGAGTTTTAATTCTAAAATTTAGAATTATTTTTTTAGAAATCTATTTCTTATTTATAGAATTTATGCTATAATGCATGTAGTAAAGAAGGAGGTAAAAAC